GGAATGTGCAAGCTAACAGCCTGACCACCAATCAGAATACCACGGTCATCTTTCAATTTAGAAATTGTGATGAGTGCAGTTTCGAGTGATGCTTCAGACAGGTCAGCGGCAGAAAGCAGGTTGCTCTGGCTGCCAGCACCGATAGTTGGGTGCGTATCAGAGAACAATGCAACACCGTCACCGCCTACATACGAAGCACTAAAGCCGTTGTTGAAAACGTCAGCAGCTTTAACCTGTTTCGTGTTTGCCATTGCACGAGCCAATGCTTTGGCACGTAGTTTAGCAAACGTGTCATACAGGTTGTCTTCCATAGCTTCTTCAGTAATTGCGAAGCCAAGGGCAACAGTTTCGTGTGTGTAACGTGCAGTGTAGCTTTCTTGTGCATCGTCATAAGTTACGGCTGCGCCTTCACCTTTAACAGGTGCAGAACCGAAGCCAGTGAAAAGAACTTCTTCTTCGAACGCACGGTCAGAATTTTCCGTGTCAAACAAAGGAGCGTGTTCGTTGTCAACTTCCCCATACTCAAGGCCGAATACGGCGTTAAGACCAGGGAGAAGCTCTTTAGAAATACTTGCTCTATTAATAGCCATTTTTAATTATCTCCCTTAGTTACCAGCAGTTGCAGTTGCTGGAGCAGTTACATATACTTGACGGAAGTTGTCAGCATGTAGATTTAGCATAACTTCAATTTTCGTGTAAGCATCGCCAAGTGTATTACCAGGCTCGTCAACAACACGAATTACTTTAAGGTCAAGTGCTCCTGTTCCAACAGTACTTGCATCGCCAGAAGCGCCTGAACGACCAGTGAAAGTTGAACCAGAAGTAACAGCACCGAATGAAATGTTATTGCCGACTACGCCAGCAGTAACAGAAGCATCAGCTTGAATTACATATACTTGGTTAGGGTTATCAATTACGTACCCTACGGCGTTGGTAGCTGAAGTGCCACCTGGCCAGTACGCTTTAAATTTTTGCTCCCCGTTTTCGACATAGCGGCAGCCTTGGAAAACACCAATAGTAGCTTCACCTGCAGAGGTAAGAGCTACAATATTACCAACAGACACACGGACTGGCTGTCCAGTGTAGATGTTGGCGGCAGCTCCAGAAGCAATAGGATACTCGTTAGAGCCATTGCTATTTGGCGCACCACCACGAATACGGGAAGGAGTTAGACCATTAGGTGCAAAAGTTGCAGTCATTTTATTTCTCCTTATACGTTAGATTAAGTAACCAAGGTTGTCGCACACTATCATTAATCAAATGTCGGTACTCTGCCTTTGGTTACATTGGTTTTGCTTTGATTACGAATTGGCATTTTGCGGTCACTGGCATTTTCAAGCTGTGAGTTTACAGCATCTACCATTTCTGCAGAAGCATTTTCGTAGTATCTTTGCCGTGAATCGGCACGACGAGCATCAATCTTAGCTAATGCTAAATCGCCACGGCATACAGTACCTTTATATCTGCCATCTTCTTTAACCATAGATGTGTGCATAATTTCAGGTACTTCTTCAAGAGACACAAACTGCCATCCTTCCCCTAGACGTTTACCAACATTAGTATAGTCATCGGCTCCTTTTAGGGATATACGTATCCAGCGTAATTTCATTCCTTGTTCATCAAATCTGTTAAGAACTGATTGTGGAATTTCTAAAAGGTTAGGTTCACGATATTCAAAGTCTTCATTTGCTCTTGTTTCCAGTTCACGAGTCTGTGTTGTACGTGTATCATTACGTGCCATTAGTGTGTTTCCTTTCGCTTATCGAATAGTTGTGTATGCGCCTTCTTCAGCTGATTCAATCTTTAGCTTTTCTGCCGCATACTGTTCAAGTGATATTCCCCACTTCTGTGCCAATCTTACATCTTCTTGTGTAAGTTTGACTTTCTTTCCTGAAGAGGTTTTGGGAGCCAGCGACGCTCCTGCTACCACTTGAGAGGGCGATGACGTTGCCTTCGGACGGGGGTTTTCAGCTTCCTGTTGTACAGGTTGGCTAAACTTGTGTGGGAAGTTTTGTGCCATACGTGCATCTACTTCCTCATAAAATTCATCAGAGTTAGGGTCGTAACCCTCATCTTTAAGTTGCTGGTCAATAATCAACGCAGCATTTGTCATAACTACATCAGAGTTAAACCACTCATTAGCACTTGCCCACTGATACGCTTTCATGGTGTAACCATTATACGTTTCGCCATCAGTAAGCTGTTGCTGTTGTTGCTGTTGTGGTTGAGCCTGTTGTTCTAATTCTTGTCTTTGTCTTGGTGTTAAAGAAGCATACTGTTTCTTTGCTTCTTCTAACCGTAACACATCTATTTGTGCATTGTTAAGATATTCTTGTGCTTGAACAATTAAATCTGTATCACCAGTATCCAATGCTCTTCTGTAAGAATCTTTAGCAATGACAAGCTTTTCTTGTACTGCTTTATCAGAGTTTTCTAGGCTCTGACCAACAGCAGTTCTATATTCTTCCTGCTGTTGTTGTAATGAAAGCTGCATATTTTTATTTTCTTGCAGCAGCCTTTCAATTTCAGCTTCACGTTCTTTCTTTTGTTGAACTAGCTGTCTAATTCTTTTTTGTGCGCCTGAAGTTTCTACACCTTCCAGAGCCTCTTGCTCTTCGCTTTCCGCAGTTTCTTCTTTCGCCTTGACCTTTTTAGCAGGTTCTTTATCTTCTTCTTGATTATCTGTATCCAGTTCAAGTTGAAGTTGCTCATTATCCTCCTCTTGGCCCTCAATTTCAAATTCAACTTTTTCTTGTGGTTCACCTTTATTAGGTGTGATGGTTGCCCATTCGTCACTCATTTATTTTTCTCCTGTTTTACGTCCATAGCGATACAGACGAGTTACGCCAATAATAGTATATTATATATTATTATTATTATTTATACAAATCTAGTTAGAAAGATTGTACGTTGGGTCTAGGTCTTTTGAATCTGACACTACCATTTTAACGTCATCATCAAATATAAGCAAGAGTTGTACGCCTCTATAGAAAAACTTATTGCCAGTATGCTTTCCATAGCAAACATAGTCACCCTCCTTACACCACGGTCTGCCTTTGAACTTGTCATCGGCATAGGCAAGAGTGCCTACTTTAAGAACACGACCAACTGTTGTAAGGTAAGCCATGTCCGATTTAATTGAGTCAGGAAGAATAATCCCTCCCTTAGTAGCAGACTTAACGGATACTGGACGTACAAGAATATGGTAACCTGGAACTTCGGGTAACGGGTTAGGGTCTGGTACTTCAGCATCGGTAATCCACTCGTCATTTTTCAACGCATTAGAATATGATTGCATTTATTACTCCTCTTCGATATATTTTTTCAAATAATCTTTGATTAAGTTAATAGAAGTTTCTATTCCTGCAATCCTACCTACCTGCTCACGATAACTAGCATAATCCGAACTTGCTCCATATGCAAGGGAATTTTTAATATTTTCTATTTCTTTTTGTAATTCTTTTTGTAATTCTTCATATAACATTAAACAACGTTTCCTGATTTAATCAAGTCCATAAGAATATTGGCTGTAGCTTTAGACTCTTCTAAATCATTTGCTTCTTGTGCTTTAAGAAGGTCGCCTAGTAGTTTAAGTGCTTCAATGGCACGTTTGTTGCTACGGTCTTCCTCCTTCTGCATAGCTTTCATTTGTTCAGACATACCTGCTTCTTGTGCATCCAAGAAGATTTTCTGTTCTTTAAGGTCAAGGTCACGGCTCTTAAGTGCAGCATTAACTTGTTCTTTAGCAGCCAGCGTTTGATTTTTCTGTTGCTCAACCTGTAGACGTTGCGCTTCAATCTGAACCATTTGTTGTTCAGGAGAGGCAGCACCGCCCTGCATAATCTGCTGGTGCATCTGTAGCAGTTGTTGTGCAGCTTGTGCCTGTACAGCAGCTTCTGGTTCTGGTACATTAGCCAGCGTCTGTTGAATCTGCATAGCCATCTCTGGGTTTTGCGAAGCCATTTGCTGTGCTTGCTGCATAAGACCACCAAGCTGTTCTTCATATTTCAAAAGAGTATGCTCTGAAATATTAGCCTGTA